ACCGGTCCCGCTTCCATGGTAGCAATGGAAAGGATGGAGACGCTTTTTGCAAATGGACCCCTCGGAGAGGTTGAGTTCATGACCGCTTACAAAAAGTCAGACGTTACCTTAGCTACACATCTCACCAGCGCTCCTGAGCTGTGTTTCACAGCTGAAGGAGACTATTCTGCTAACGACAGAGAACAGAGGCACCGTGTGCACATTCTCTATGACAAGTTTCTTGCCAAAATTCGAATGCCTGAATGGTTCCGTGAGTTGCTCATTGCACTCGAGACTTTTACCGTGCAGTCTCGTGCTTTTGGGCTTAGAGCTACTATCAGCAACCAATTGCCGACGGGCACCACTAGTACCACACCGAGGAACACTTGGTATAATTCCTTGATGTTTGCTGTTAGTTGCCGGAGACAGAAGCTTCATGGCAGAGCGCTCGTGTTGGGCGACGATCTGCTTGCTAGGCTCAACCACAACATTGATCGCGACCTTTGGGTGGCCACGATTGCCAAGTTTAAAATGTTGTTAAAAGCTTCTACTCCACAGTTAAATTGCCACGCCACCTTTCTGTCTAAGAGACTGATCACCTCTACTGACCCGCCCTGCATGGTTCCTTTGATCGGGAAAGCTATCGCCCGGTTTAATGCCAGGGGAGTTCATTGTGATTCCGTCACTACTAGCCAGTACATGGCTGGTAAAGCATTGTCTTATGCTTATGAATTCCGCCACGTGCCTTGTGTCCGAGATTGGTTCCTCTTGCGTTATCACCAAGAGGACAACACCAACGTACGTCTCGATGACCTCACGTGGTCCGCACGCACCTCTGGTGTGTCGCTTGACAACATTGCTGCTTCCATACTAGATGAGCCTGTTACTATCAGTGATGATAGTTTTCGGGATTGGCTCATGGAAGCCTACGACACCGGTCTCGACGACCTGCACTCACTTTGTTCTATCGTTTTGGCAAGCGACGAGGTAACACTCGTTGAACACCCGGCAGTTCATGGCCTATCACGCGATTGGTAGGGTCCCATGTCTTATTGGTGCTATTGTGTGTAAATCACAAAGGGGTTTGAGGTCCCTGCACTACGGTTTGCCACCGAACGCTCTTGCGGTAACGGCATAGGCACTATCGAGCCGAAAAA